TTGGTTGTGTTAAATTAACGTGTCCAATTAATGAAACTGAATATGCACCTGGTTGTCGTCGTGACTGTGAAAGAGGAGGGGCTAACGGCAGTACGTCTCAAGCTAGAAAATGTTTTAGTTTAGCTCTAGCTGAGGCTTTAAATGTTTTTGAATTTGACTTTTATAACGATTGGATTAATGGGTCTCTATATCCATTTTTATTAAAATATAAAAAGGTCTCTTCTAATGAAGAGAAATTCTGTGGTAGTGAAACAGGTGATTATAACATTGTGGATACTTATTTTGAAGGTGGTAGTGGTGACGACAGTTCAGATTCTAACCTAAGTGAGGGTGTTGCTGTGAGTTACGAAGGTGAGTTATTTTATAAACCAATAACTGACAAAAAATTAAATTTTTACAATACTGACATATATGAGTTAGGTTCAGTACTTGATTGTGATTGGCAAGGTAAAGTTAAAATACAAGGTGATTTAGTTAATAGTAGTTATAAAAGACCTCCTTTAATAGGTGAAGGTGAGACAACTGGTAGTGACCCATTATTTTTTGATATCGACTGTTCTGGTGTAGATATAAATCGTGACCAATACAACAATATTAGGCGTATATGCGAAATAGGCCTTGGTTTAGATGAAGGAGATTCACAGGATGGTCTTATAAACAGGCAAGATATTGATGATAAATTAATTCGCTCAAAATTAATAAAATTAAATGTAGATGCGTACGAAAGTAGTAGGTTAACTGATATTAACTCTGACTTTAATGGTAGTGAATATGGGGATTATAGGGGTCAGTTCAGTGAAGATGGGATGGCACAATACCAAAACTCATTTTTCTTTTACTTTGGAACTAAACCTAATAGCACAGCAATTGATTTAATGAATAGTAAATATTTCACTGAATGTACAACAGAGGTTGAAAATATAATTAATATCTCTGGGGTTGTTACTGAAGTAACAACTGTAGGTGGTAGTGACGGAACAATAAGTATCAATGTTAACGGTGGTACACAACCTTACACCTATAAGTGGTACGACTCAAACGAATCAAATTCATTATTAAGTGACAATAAAGACATTAATGGTTTAGCCAGTGGTAGTTACTTTGTTGTGGTTGAAGACGATAACGGGGTTACGACTAAAAAAACATTTGTTGTTAGAGGATTAAGGGAGGTAAATGGTGAAGTTTCCACTAGAAACACTGAGAGTGCATCATCTAACAATGGGATTATATATGTTAGCTCGTTAACTGGCGGTATTCCACCTTACACGGTTCAAATTTCAGGACCATCCCAAGCAACTAAAAATAATGTGCAATTCAGTACGTCATTTACAGGTTTAGATGAGGGTAATTATACAGTAACAATAACAGATAGTAATACCCCAAGTGATAGTGTATCTTACGAAGCAACAGTAGAGGTACCAACACCACTTTCTGTGACTGTTGATACTGAAGATAGCTATTGTGTTGGGTTTAATTCAGGTGTTATAACAATCAACATAGCTGGAGGTACACCTTTTTATGACGTTGTTTTTAGAGATATTTCAGACCCTAACAATCCATTTGTATTTAATCGTAATGTTAATTATAGTGATAACGCAACAGCTCAAATAAGTTATAATAATTTACAGGCAGGTAGTTATGATTTTTACGTAGTCGATGATTTAAATCAAAGGTTCCCTAGTGCAGAAAATACACAAGAAGAGATAATTATAACTGAAACAAGTAGGCCTACTTTAACTAGGTCTGGTGGTGATTTAGAAGCTGGTAACCTAAAAGTGGATAATGAATACACCTTAGAAGACGGTGATGGTAATGTATTAGAGACTTTTACAGCTAATAATACGACAGAAACACTAACAGGTTACAGTGAAGGTAATGGACCTTATCAGATAACAAGTGAAGGGTGTAGTAGTGATTTTATTGAATAATATGAGTGATAAAAAAATTAGATTAAATAGTGAAACTTCACAGAATTCTGTGAATGAGGATTCTTTTGTCAAAATTAATTTAGAAAATAAAACTAATTTACTACCTATTGAGAGTATTAATAACATAGTAAACTTAGGTGATAGGTTTAATAAAGAAAGACAAGAAGCTACTCAATACAGATTAACAGGTCAATTTAACACATTATTCACCAACGTATTATTTAATACATCAGGACCTAATAGTTGGAAATCATTAAATCAGCCTAAATTTAGAGATGAAACCTTCCCACCTGATGCTGATTCAATAAACGACCTAGATGAGGGTGAAGACATTAGCTATAGTGAATCGATAGATAAATACCTAATTGAAGATAATGGGTGGTTCGGATATCAAGACCCTAACCCTAATATTAGTGAAAGTTTATGTAAGTTTATTGAAATGGAACCAAATAGAAACAAATATTCTATGATTCCTAATAATAACGTAAAAAATTGGGAAATCACTATAACATATCCAGTGCAAGTTGGTAGGCAACCAGGTGAGTTTAATGATAAGTTAGTCAATGGAGGTCTGTTAATTGTCTCAAGTGAACAAGTTGTCGTTAACGAAAGGAATATGGTGATGTTTGCAACACCAGTGAAACATGGCTTGGTAGATGGTGATAATGTTGAACTTAAAGGTCTGAGCAGTGATAATGGTCTTTATACGGTGGTTAGAGTAGGTAAAAGTAACGGTGATGATAAAGATTATTACTTTACTGTAGACATTAATGGACCTATTACTATAAATGAGAACAACGTAAGTAGTAGAATGGTGCGAGTAGTTGGTGGTAGAAACTCCGTATACTACATTAGAAAATTTAGAAAAATAAAAGTTAAAGGTAATAGCACAATTGAAAATGATGATTATGAAATATTCCCATTAGCCTTTTCACAAAATATTTATGAAGATGTGATACCTAAATACGTATTTAATGAAGAAATTGATATATCAGGATTAAGGGATAATTTGAATAGGCCTTTATCTGAACTATATCTTACAGTTATAAAGACCGATAGTGAAAACACGTTCACTCCAATAAAATCTGGTATTAAAATGGGGTTTATTGATGAAGTATCTAACATTAATGATATTCCAGATATTAATAGAATAACTAATGATACGTTATCACACGAACCTTTAAATGATGACGTTACTATAAACGATAATGAATTCTATGGTGATGTAGTAGAGTATAATGTTTTAGAGTTAAACGAAAAGGTATTAGGTGATGTTTACCATAGATTCAACTCAATAAATAGGGAAAATGAGACGCAAGTATCTAATGTAGATTTTAACGGTAATAACATAAATTTGGGGCTTAGATATGAAGGGTATATGTATAAAGCTCATCATAAGATAAAAATTAAAAACTTTTCAAATTATATTGAGCAAGGGAGTGCTTCTACACTAAATAAACCTGACTACGCATTTCCTTTAGGTGATGGTAGGTTTGTTTGGAGAGACTTGTTAGATATAGGCGCCGACGATGGTCAAGAAAACTTTTTAGATTATCCATTTTTAAATGGTGCTCATTATATCGATACACCAATAAATCTAGCTTTAGAGAGACAAGACCCATTCAACCTATATGGTTTACAATATACCAATTTTCCTAGTGATAGGGGTGGTAAAATGTTAGAAGATGATATATTAATTAAAAGAAGTGATAATGTCTGTTAGAAAATACAAATTAAATATTGGTAAGGGGAGTGGTCCTAAGAACATTAAAATTCCTTTGAATTTAGATTATAACTCTGCTGGTCAAAGTGAAGCTGTTAATGATAATTTTGTTAAAGATGAGGTGGAAAACTCTATTAACCCAATAATTGACTATGAGCAAACTAAATATAAACCTAAATCAAGTAACGGAACATTAATCAATGATTTGAGGTATAATCTAATATTTTTAGATGAGGATAAAACCTTATTAGAACCTAAAACTTTTTATTCAGACATTGGCTTCATTGATGACGATATCAAATTCAGAAAAAATAGATTTAAAAAGTCTTTTTTAAGTCTTAATTTTTATGACTCAGATAAATTAACAAATCAAAATTTAGTATCTATAATTACATTATTTAGTAAGGTATACGCTACCGATTTAGTTGATGATTCGTCACCTTCAGGAGGTGGAATACCTAAACCAGCAAACTCGATACCAATTAGATTTATTTTAGACGACCCAGAGTTAAAACCTAAAGGTAATAATGAAGGTTTCAACATTTATCACAGTAAGAGTGGTTTGGTTAAAAACGATGCAATACCTGAAGAGTTATATATGAGAGCTGAATATAATAATGCTTCAACAGGTAAAACCAACAGATTTATTACAACAACCGAAACATTACCAATAAATAAGTTAGTTGATAAAATGCATGTTAGGTATTTATTAACAAGAGGTGAAACTGGTTATTATTACTCAGTAGACCCAAATTATAACAATGCTGAAAATATTGTTGAAAACGGGAGTAATCTAGAAGTTAATTTATATGAAATTAAAGTTCAATGATGGAGATTATTAAAAGAAAATTTTTATTAAATAAGAAAAAAGGTAAAGAGAGTGAAGAAGAATCATTTTTTACCGTGAAAATACCTTTACATCAAACAATTAATAACTTAGGTTTAATGACCGACATGGAACCATTTTTCTTGGGTTTACCTTCTGAGTTTATAGATAAAGGCGTCATAAGTGATTATTATAAACAAGGTGGTACTGTAACTTATGGTTCAGATTCCAAATTAGAGGTTGTTAGGTCATATAATAATGATAATCCTTACATTGAAGGTTTTGATGTGAATAGAGAGACGTATCGAAATTACAAAAATGAGGTAATTGTTAATGCTGTTGATAGGGTAATAAATATAAATGGTAATGAAGTAAGGTACGTTGTTGATGCAAATAGAGATAGTAATATAGGTACAATCAACCAAGAAAATGGTTTTGTTTATAATGACAACCCTGATGGTGGTGTAGCAGTACCTGCGGAATTAGAGAATGGCGAAACCACAACAAAAGTACAATATAAAAGTGAAGGATGGAACGAAACAAATTCTTCAATAGGTCCCCAAGTACAACAAGAACATTTACTAGGGATAATAAATAAACCAGAAGTTGAAAGTGATATATTTATAGATAGAACAACTTTTAGTGTTATGGATAAACATTTAAGACTTTCTGAAGTTAATAATTTAGAGGAATTGGTTAACTACGGTAATGGTTTCTATAATATTAACAGAGATTAAATAAAAAAAAAATATGGCTAGAGGTAATTATGGTACGGTAAGACCAGCTGATGTTTCATTAGATGACGTGGAGGTTTTTTTACACTTCACACCTTCTAGAAATTCAGTGGGTGATACTACTTTAACAAAATTGAATACGAGAGAAGTTCTTTCGGAAATAAACAACCCCAATAACACAAATAGTATTGAGGTTTTTGGTGGGTTATATACCTTAACACTACCTAGCACTACATTCTCTACAAAAGGTATTTACACAATAACAATTAAACCAATTGAAATTAGAACTAGGATATTAGATTGTGGTGTATTATCTGCCAAATCAGATATTAAAGGTTTGGTTTTTGATACTGCGGCGTCAGATTTAAATCCAGCTTTTACCTCTAGATTTCAAAACGGTGGTTTAGTGGGTTATCGTGTAGAATATTTGGCACAAGGCAGTGGTAATAAAGTAAGAAATTTCTTTAGGGTTATAACTTCTAATAATAGAGTTGATGTTGTGAATCAAAATTTAACTAATACAAATCAAAAAGCAGTTAGATATAGTTTTAATGACAATTCAACTTTAGTGTTTTGTACGGTAACTCCGAGTTCATCATCAAATGTTAAACCTAACGTTTTACCTTTCATTGGTGAACCAAATCAAGAAGTGATAATAACAAACACATTTTTCAACCCTGTAACAGTCGAAATTGAAATGGTTGAGCATGATTTAGAAACCATAGCTTACGGTCTTTACGGCGCACAAAGCAAATCATTAGAAGACGGTGTTTATACTCAATATAATTTTGATTATGAAATCTATAAACAATACAACTTATTCGAAATTAAAGATGAGTTTACAGGGCAACCATTATTTGAAGTAAAAGAACCAAGGGATAATATAGATTTTGATAAAAACTTTGATGAAGTAAGTAATACGTAGAATAAATGAGTAAAGTTAAAGTCGTTGGGTACGCAAAAAAAGAATTTTTTGGTAATGGTGTTGAATATAGAAATTTTTCACCTGACCTTGTAGGTAATCAACTTACCTCAAACGACGGTACTCCTAGTTTTACATTCGGTAACTTTAATATATCAACCAATCTAGATGATAGGGTGAGTAAAAGGTTTATAACCAATAGATACTCTAAATTTATATCACTAGAAACTCTAAACGTAGATGAAGCATTTGAGGATGTTGTGACCAAATACTCCAAAAATGTAAAACTAAATTTAGATTACGATGATGTATTAAGTTATGCTTTTTTTGGGTCCTTTAAAGAATTTGTTAGGGTTTCACTAGAGAACATAATTATCAAATGGCCAGCATCGTTATATGTAAGCGAAACAGACCCTACCAACCCTAGTAATGTAGGTAATACCGTAACAACGTATAATTATGATAGTGTAAGTGACAAAGCGAATATTACAATAGACGTAAGTAGGATAGAAAACCCTTTTAGTGTTAATTTTTTAAGTGGTGGTACTATTGAAAATACATTTAATGAAACTAACAAACTAAGAAATTTACAAACAAATTTTAGTCATTATGTGATAAGTAATCAATATGGTGATTTTAAAGTTAATAGTTTTATAGGTGCATCTGGTTTAACCAATTCTGAGATAACTCTTGAAGTAGAAGGTGACCCATTCCCTAATTATGGGCTTGAAATAATAAATTACCATATAAAGCCTAACAAAACAAAAATAGAGGAGTTTTTCTATAATCTTAATGATTTTGAAAATAAATTACTTAACAGATTATCTACACCTATCTATACAAGTTCATTTAAGGTTAAAACAGAGTCTGAATTTGGTACGACGGTAGAAACTATCAAAAAAATAACTTGGCCACTTAGAGACGGTTATAACATCGATTTTAATTCAACTGAATATAGTAGGTACGTAAACAAATTATTGGAGATATCAGAATTATCAGATTCTAGTAGGTCTAACTTAATGGTTAGGTTTTTAGTATCATCCTCTATATCTGAGTTTGACAGTGTACCAGACATAGATGGTAGTTATCCTGACACTAATGGTCAAAAGATGACTAGTGCGTTAAAAATATATGGTAGAGAGTTTGATGAAGTTAAAAAATACTCAGACGGAGTTAAATTCGCAAATGTAGTCACCTACGATAAGAAGAACAACACACCAGATATTGCCATTAAAAACTTAGCTAGAGTTTTAGGGTGGCAGTTAACGTCATCTATTACGGATATAGATGTGTTAGGTAATTTTTTATCATTAAATAACAATTATTACGATGGTTATTCTAGAGGATTAAGTGATGCTGAAGTTGAAGTTGAGCTTTGGAGAAGAATAATCATGAATACACCTTGGTTATGGAAATCAAAAGGTACTAGAAAAGCAATTGAATTTTTATTTAGATTTATTGGAGTACCAAAAGGGTTAATTACATTTAATGAATATTTGTACGTTGCTGAAGACAAAGTAAATGTCGAAACGGTTGAGGAAATCATGGAATTCTTCAATAATACTAGGGATATTAGTGGTTTAAATTTAGATTCTGACGGTTACCCAAGAGTATTACCTAATACACCAGAAATGTATTTCCAAAAAGCTGGACTATGGTATAGACAAACTGGTGGCGCAAACCCAGATATTGATATATTAGAAGGTAATAACCCACACATTGGACCTTACGATAGGGGTCAAGAATACATAAATCAATTCACTGAATGTTTAGTACCTAATTTTGAAGCTGGTAATGAGGAAGACCCAATTGAGGTGGAAGATGTCGAATTATTTACTAATTATAAAAAAGGTACTTTTGACGAATGTTGTGATGAAAATGTATTTGTGGTAGTTCCACTAAATCAAAACTTTAATACTATATTAGAAACAAATCAAAATAAATATTTAAACAACTTCCCAGTATCAGAAGCTGGGTGTACTGGTACAACAAATACTTGGACTTTAGAGGCTCAACTAAGGGGTGAAACTTTCTTTGAGAGTGTTATAGATACAACTACAGATGATAATGTGATAACAAATACTCAGTATGCAAATAAGATATACGAATTAAGTGGTCAAACTGAGCTAAGTGGGGTAACATTTGAAACAAATAATGATGAGATAAGAATTTTAGCACCTGACGGTTGTGATAGTGAACTATTAGATGATTTCTTTAAAATAGTCTTATATGTTTCTACTGATTATGATTGTGAAAACGAGAGTGTAATTCCACCAGAATCCACCTTAACAGCATTCAATGTATCAAATATAGACAACCCTATTGATGCATGTGAAACACTATCATCACCACTATCACCAGACACTTTATATCATGACGGTGACGGACCTAGACCAGCATTAGGTGATACTGTTTACATTGATGAATTTGGTGTTAATATCTATGTTTCACCTGATAGTAGCAACGATAACCGTGACTTATACATGGGTCCTTCCATAAACAACACTAATAACTTTCTAAGAACTGATAGTAACGGTAAAAGAAGGCTATTACTGTGTGAAGGTTTAGGAGTGGAAGAATGTGTTGTTTTAGGTAGAACTTCAACATCAGATACACCAGGTTCTTTTTATATAGATGGGGTTACTGGTGCTAGAACTGCTACGATAAAATATAGTATAAGTGATATAGTAACAGGAAGTGATTTCGGAATCCTTAGAGTAGCTACTTCTGATAGTAGAGTATTCTTAAGTGAGAGGAGAACAGAAGCTATAGTTGAGGTTAATATAACACCTTCTGATAACGAATTTGATTTCATCGATGAGGTGTTATTTGCTAGTTCTTATGATGGAATAAGATTCTCAATTTTCTTTGAGGTTCTAGAAATTGATGGTGGTGAATGTATAGATGGGCCAACTAGATTATCTAAATTTTTAAAAAACGGGGTGTTATAATGAGAATAACAGGTACAATAAATACAAGTGAAATATTAATTAATGAGCGTTTTAAGATAACGTCATCAGATGGAGACACTAGACCAACACCTGGTGACATGGCCAGCGTTCCGTTTATTGATGTAATTGATAGTAATGGTGTTGATGTATCTGAATGTTTTGGTATTGAAACTAGAGTAACTGCCGTAGAAACAAGTAATATCCCACCAAGTGAAGGGTGTAATACTAGTTTAGAAATAGTAGTGAGTGAGGGTGTTAATAAACCAGTTGTTTGTGATTTTACTAATTTTATTAAAGAGCAAGACACTGGTTTGATTACGTTTTATTTTGACGATGGTTCAGCTTCTAAAAATACACACCCAGAGTGCTGTGAATCTTTAGGATTTACACCTGAGATAGGGCCAGAAAGATATTTTGTTTGTAGGTGGAGAGGCGAAATCGATGTGAATGATTGCGATAATTACACACCAACATCTAATAGAATAGACGACTATGTAGTATTTGATTTTGTGACAGGTAGTACTGTAACCACAGTACCTAGCGCACAATGTTGTTCTGATAATGGTTTCGTTGATGAAATGACTGACGATGGAATTAAGTGTATTGAAGAGGTTGAATATAACCCATGTGAAGGTTTAGAAGTTGTAGAACCTGCACAAGATTTTGGTGCGATTACATTCATCAACCCAGTTACTGAAGAAACAACAACTACTGTACCTACTGCGGAGTGTTGTAGTGTTAATGGATTCAGTTCTTATGAGAGGTCAGATGGAACAATTATATGTTATAATTCACTACTGACAGTAGTACCAACAGTTAGCATTACAAATGATTTATGTTGCGAGGTAGGACCACCTCCAACAGTATCAATAACAAATGATGCGTGTTGTCAATTAAGTGGAAGTATCTTTGATTCTGGCGACCCAAGGTTAAATCTGAGCCCAGTGCAACCGTAATAATAATAATAGTAATAAAATAAATAATATGTGTAGAATTCCAATAAGATTATCAACAACAACACCAGATGGCACTACAATAACTAGTGCAAATGGTAGATATAGGGTACAAGGGAATAATACTTGGAATAACTTCTCAATAGATTTGAATGACCCAAAAACAGAGAATATAACAAGTGTTGGTCAATATGACTTAGAGGTTAACGTAACTAATTCGGATGGTGCAACAAGTGCTTGGGCAACCTCAACTTTCACTGTAAGTGAAGATTGCGGTGGGGACCCAATTTGTGCAGAATATAGAGTACAATGGCTAATATCAAGACCTGGAGGTGGTTTTAATCAAGAAGTAGAACCAGACCCAGGCTTTGGCGGTGGTGTCGATACCGCCATCGACACTATTGATGGTGGTAACACAAGAAGGTTTGATTTCATTGACTGTAATTCAAGAAACCCTCTTGGGTCAGTAACATTTACCTTTGTTGGTGAAGAAAAAATTATATGTGCTAAATTAGACTTGGAGCAAACAGAGGCAAATAACCCAGACTTATCTTTTATAGAGTTAGGTCCATGTTAACAATAAATAAGCTTTTTGATATTTAATAGTAATGGAAGTAAATAATTGTACAGATATAAATGGTGTTGGTTTAAACGAGGTGACGTTTAATGTAGATGGTACTGTCGTAGGTATCTTAGAAGACGGTGAATCCAATTTAAGTTATCAATGTTGTGTTGATAATGGATGGACCTTTGACCCAACCGACACAAAATGTTATTGGTCACCATCATGTATTGATGGTGGTTCGTACAATGTTATTTTAAATCCAGAAAGTGATACAGGTGCAATATTTCAATTAGATGAAGGTGAAGAGGAAAGGTGTGTATTAGAATTAAATTTTGATTGGTTATTAAAGTTTGAATGTTCTAGAATATCTAACAATACTAATGATAACCGAACTTTAACATTATCTGAATTATTAGAAGATATTGAATTGACTGTTAAAATAGAAAAAGTTATTACTAATAATAGTCTACCGATACCTAATACTACGGAAAATGTAATATCAAAAACTTTATTTGCTACTGATGATGTTTCAGAATTCTTTAATGGTAATGAAAGAACTGGTATTTTATTGGAAGGTGCTGGAAGTAGAGAATGCACCAGCGTTAGACAAACATTTATAGATGAATTAGGTAGTAATATAGATGAGAATTCAATAAACTCAGAGTGGGCTAAATTCAATCTAGTTATCGATGACTTATCACTAATCAATGATATTAGAGATGAAAGGGTTAAAATATCTATAGAAGGTAATTCACTTAGAAATTTTTCTCTGTTGATTGATAATGTTAAGTTGGATAAAGTATGTGACTCTATAGCACCACCACCACCACGATTTGTTGATGGTGACTGCCCTACTTTCGAAATTACTAGAGTTATTGATAACAAAAAATCTTGGGTTAGAAATAATGAATTAATTAATAGAAACTTTGATTTAGATAAACGTAAAACAAATTATAGGATTAATAATGAAAGGCTATCTATCAACACAAAAGAAGTTGACATTGCGATAAATCCATCTCAAGCAGTTAATGATAATATATTTTCTGTAATTACTGAAAACCCTTGTTTATTAAGCGCATCAACGGAGTGTGAATCTAACTTAAAGAACGTACATCAATGCGTTGATATAAGTAATCTAATAACAGTGCCGTTAACTGAAATAACTAATGATAGTGAGTTATTTAATATGTTAATTGATGCTAAGAATAGGAAAACAATCAGCGGATATCCAACATTAGAACTTATAAACTATCGTTACAATAACTCAGTGGAGCATTGCGGTGTAAGTACAGAATCATTAGATGGTGATTCACTAGATGAATTTGTTAAATTGATAGGTGATTATTGGATTGATTTAATTGAGCAAGTAGTTCCAGCCACAACAATATGGGGTTCATCAATATATAGTGATAATGCTCTATTAAGTAGTGGTAATAATAAGTTTAAATATAGGAAGTACAGTACGTTTACATGTAATACCAGACCTTCATTTAAGGCGCCAAGTCCAGTATCTGGGGTTAGCTATAATTATGGAGGTTCAGTAGTTAACGAGCTACCAATCGATGTTAATGTTGAGGATATAACTAACATAAACCCTAACTCAACAGGTGAACCAACGTTTGGTGCTGTAGAAGATAACAGCTACGATTGTACTGGGTTAACGTTAATACAAACAAATAATGGGTCTGAGTTTATTGGAACTGTTACAACAATAGGTGGTGACGAAGATACAGTATCAGGTTCAACAATTTCTATAACTGAAACAATAACCGATGAATGTGATAAGTACGAGGATTGTTAATATTTAATATAAAAGAATAAGATGCCAATTTTAATAAAAAAAATAAACGGAGGTGTAATATCATATTTTGGTGGGGGTAATAATGATTTCTCAGCAAAAATACATTTCGTTAGAAGAATAGAGGGTAAAGCTGGTGTTGAAGATTATATTTTATTACCACCTAACTTTGAAGCGTTTACACAGGATTTCAGTTCGGTTATTGAAACTGAATTTTGTGAAACATCACCAAATAATTACGGTTTAAATACGTGTTCAACCTATACTAATGTAAATATATCATTTTAATGAGATTTCAAGAAAAAAATATAATACGAAACCCACATAATATTCTTAGAAACAAGGATAATGTGAACGTTAGTATGAGTTCAGATTTTTGCGAATTCGAAAAACCTATATTTGAGATGGTGGGCGGTGATAAGGTAATGACTGGGGTAACAACATCAGATGATGAGATTCATGTAATTGATAGTGAAAATACTTTAGATTTGTCATTCTCTTTTATAGATAATGTTGATAGTTTTATTGATGTTGATACAACCTTTAGATATAGGATTTATAAGTACAATAATAACTCAACTACATTTAGTTCACCACCAGTATTTGATTCTGGCCCTATTGAATGGGATGATTTTAGTGGTACTAGTGCATTTACAGACTCAATACTTGTATCTGAGTTAAACATAGATGGAGAGTATCTAATAAAGGGTAGTTATAATTATGGGACATGTACAGATATACTAACAGCTTTAGGTGATAGAAATGACACTTTTAAATTAGTTGGCGATGAATTCGGGTTATATGAAGAAGACTTTGATTATTACTTTGCAGCTATAAATGCCGCAACTAGACCTATTTTCACATTAACGCCTAATCCAGACATAGCATTAGGCGCTCTTAGGGTTGAATCATTTGTAAGTGATGAAGGTGCTACCAACGAAGTAACCACAACTTCTAACTGGTCAGGTAGGCCAATCGTATCTGTAAATGGTATTACCTTATTCGAGGGCGAAGACGCCGATTTTGTAACAGTAGGTACAAATAAAATAGTATTTAATGGTATAGACTCAATAAAAATTGATGATATAATAACAATTGCTTACGTGAGTTCGGGTAATGCAAATGGTCTAGTTTCAGAATCTAAATTAATAAATAACCCTATTGTATCTGGCGTAACAGGTGAAGAAGGGTCAGAGGTAGTATATTTTAACACTGACACTAACAAATACGAAATATTTACACTAACAGAGCCAGTTGAATTTAACGACTTAATTATTACATTAAACGGTATTACTCTGGCTAATGGAGGTGACTACAATCAATCAAGTAGTGACCCGACTAAGGTTATCTTAAACGGTGAATTAGAGCAATCGGATATTATTACAATAACATATAATTCTTTTGGAACATTTGTTGGAACCGTTAACGTAGATAATTTTGATGTGTTATGGACCGTATCACCACAACCAATAAATACCAATGGCAGATTTATTTTATATGCAGCTGATGATGAATCCTTTTCAGCTAACACTATAATATACTCAGCAACCACTGATTATGTTGTTAACAATGCAACCTATGGGGTGAATGTTGATTTAAGCTCTTATAGTGGAACTGATGTATTTTATAAGGTAGTTAATGAGAAAAATTATGAGTTGTTAAATGGCGATACAATTTCACTATTAACTGATAGTGAAGTGGTACCGATAACCTTACAACTATAAAAAAATAAGATAATTTATTTACTTATTCATATTTATAAGTAAATACAATACAATAAAAACGTTATGAGTTATATAATTAGAAATGCACAGCCTTTCACTAGCGTAAAGCTAACTGAAGTTGGTAGAGAGAAAATAGCTAAAGGAGAATTAAATTTCAGTTCTTGGTCAATTGGTGACTCTGAAATTAATTACAATAGAGAAGGTTTTGTGCAAGACGACGTTTTGACGGGTAGTACGACAATATTAAGACCTAAAGACAAACAACCTGATTTAAAATATTTTATTAGTAAAAATAATAACACTAATAAAAATCCATTTGTTGATGGTGATATTAGCTGTGTTAAATTAAGAGTAAACAATGAGGCTGAACAAAGAGGACCTTTTACAGGCTCATTATCAAGTGGATGGGAAACGTTAACTGAGACTTCAGAAGAAATGTCTGGTTACACTAGAAGTTCAGGGACCATTTCATCGAGTGCAATATCTGGCGGTAATACGTTGGAGATAACAGGTAATAATGCGGAAGTGGGTGATATTTTATTACTTAAAATTGGTTATTCAGATTTCACTAATGAAACACCACAGCCACATCTATTTTATAAAATACAAGTAACAGGTTCAACAATTACAGTGGATAGGGAGTTACCTACATTAAGTTCTGGAAACACATCCTACATTATATATAAAGGTGGTGATATTTACAACAACGAACCAGATTCTATAGGTTACTGGGACACTGGAACGTTATCATTTGATAGTTCTTGTGATATAACAGTAAATGATGTTCCGTTGTGGAATATGAATATCCCGTTTTCTGAAAACGTACTAGGTATAACTGGGACCACTCAATTCGAGAAATTAGAAAATTTTGGTTCTTACAATTATATAGGCCAAGTTAAAAACTATCTTTATAATTCAGAAGCTTTAGATGTAAAATCTTCAGCAATAATTCATTACTCTAACAAAACAATATCAAATTTATACGGTGAGTATCTATTTATTGATAACGACACTAAAAACGTTAAAATACACTTACCTAATATAATGTACCACAGAAGAAACTTCAATGGCGTATCTGGTACTGGTGATAAAATGGGTATGACATTTATAGCAAGCGGTCCAAGTATAAACTCTGGAGCTAATGGTTTAACATATGTTGAGTTAATCGAAGACCCTTCTTTAGTAGAGGGTACACCTAAGGTAGTTGGTAGGGTTTATACGCAATTAAAAATTATTGTTGTGACTGACCCTGAGGTTAATGCAGCAATGTCGTATAAATCTAACAGGAACTGGACTTTACCTAAATTGAATTTAACACTAACAAACCCATCAGGTGGGGTTGGCACTGGTGTATTACCAGCTGGCCAAACAATGTACGTAACTTACAGAATTGATAATGAAAGTGGTAGTGGTTTAAGACCAACATTACCAGCTCAAAATTATAGTAGAATTACCAATAATAACAACTCTTCTTTTGACATACAATTCAACATGGAAGATATGGGGTTATTACCTTATATGAGAGATGATGACTCTACGGTAGGTTTTTACGGTGATACTTTTAAAGTATTATATCAAGTAACAAATGGCTCTAGACCCGTAACAGATGCGTGGCAAGAAGTAGATTTTAGTTCATCTGTTGATGAAAACTCTGATGGTTTTGTGGATGTTGACGTTTTAGAAAGACAAAACCCATTAGGATTAACACCTAGCTTTCAACTAACACAATCAAATACCAGTTCTTCTACAACATACTCGATAATAGACAAATTAAATATGGCACCATCAACTTCACCAGAAACATTACAATTTGGTGATGAAAGATTTTTCTATGGTAACGTTGAGGCTTTTATTGGTGCAACGATATTTAAAACAATTTTTAAAATTTCTATTAATGCAAGTGATTTTAATAGAACGTCTAATGCCACTAGAAGTAATGACTTAGCAACTAACCCACCTAACATAATGGTTAGTGAAGTTGGTGTTTATGATAGTAACGGTGATTTAGTAATAATAGGTAAACTTAGTAAACCAGCTGAATTAAGCTCTGGTAAAACGGTTATACTAGAATTAAGTATTGATTTTTAAGATATGGGATTTTTAGCAAGCGAAGATACAGTAACAGTAACAGCCAAATTAACACCATTTGGTAGAAGACAACTATTGACAAATAGTAGTAGTGTTATAACACATTTTGGCTTAGGTGATTCAGATGCCAATTATTTGAGTGACTTACAATTAGATAATGGTGAAGTACCAGCTTTAGCAGGTGAAGTGGGTGTTGACAACATATTTAGTAATGGTGTATATGAGGGTGTTAGTATAAAATCACCTATTATTGTAAACTCGTCAGGTGATATAAGAAAATTAGTTGAGAGCGGTTCAGCAACAGTAAATATAAAACCTACTAAATTAGGTCAAACAACAATACTAGGTTCAGACACTAGTGGCAATACAATATCCCAATTTATTACTGATAGAAGAGATGTAACAACTGATTCTTATGTCAATTTGTTTAAATCATTTGGTTTACCATTAACACAAGATGAAAGGAACTTATATAGCTCATTTAATAATCCAGTCGGGTACTTAGACACAGCAATAAGAAATATAAATCAAAATAAGGTACTTGTAATAGCGATAGATAAATGTGCCTACGGTGAGATACTAGATGGTAGAGAAATTAAAATTGAGTTAGAAACGACAGGTGGGACTGAATACACCATATATTCAACTTTCCAAAGAACATTAACACCAGCAACCAGCTTAGATTCTCAAATAAAAGAAAGTGCATTCTTAGGTAGTGTTGTAGGTAGTAATGTAGCCTTTTTATTTTCTGATGAAGTAGAAAGACCTAATGAGAATCCAAGTAAAAGTTGGGCTACAGGCTTTGGTCAATCAAAACCATTCAGTATAAATGGTAAAGAAAGGTTTAATGCATTATCAGTATCTTCAGTTAACCAAGTAGCAGATAATGCGGTTGGTGTAGCTTATTTAGATAAAGGTTTTATTGTAATTACAAATCCAGATATCGTTAATAATTATGATACTGAGGACGCATCAGCTGACAATGTAGCAGTTACTTATAATCATTTATCGAATGAAATATCACAAAACATAACATGTGTTGTTGAAAGAGACGAATTCGCTAATACAAATAACTCGACATTTAACAACGATGACTTAATAAAAGTTAGTGAAGTTGCTTTATATGACACCTTTAATAATGTTATAGCATATGCCAAAAGCAATGAACATTTAATACTAGGGGCCAATCAATATCTTGCATTAGGTGTTAGAATCTTAGTATAATATATTTACTTTAAAGTTATATTTAATACATTAGATATAGAAATATAATTATGGAAATAGATAAAAATGACGATTTAATTCTTGGTTTAGACGTCAGTACCAAAACAATAGGTATTGCTCTATATAAAGACGCAGGTAAAAAGGGTGAACTGGTATTACTTACACATGTAACACCTAAAATTAAACCTATACCTGAAACAAAAACAGAGGAATTATTCGAAAAATGTAATATCTTTGAAGAAGAGTTTTTAAATAAATACAAAGATTTAGGTATTGTAAAAGTCATTATTGAAGAACCTTTATTAAGGTCTAATAACGTAAACACAGTAGGTAAACTACTTAGGTTTAATGGTATGATATCTAGGTCAGTATATCAAAAGTTAGGTATAGTCCCAGACTTTATATCATCTTTTGATGCTAGAGCATTTGCTTTCCCTGAACTTATGGCGATTAGAACTCACAATAAGAAAGGTGTGAGATACCCAGAAAAACAAATAGAGAAAAAAATTAAAGACAATAAGAAAACACTTTTCGGTGGGTACGACTGGTATGTTGATAAAAAGACAATTATATGGGAGAAGGTAGCTGACTTACACCCACAAGTCAAGTGGATTTATAATAGAAATCACGCATTATCCAAAGAAAATTACGATATGGCCGATGCATCTGCTTGTGTGTTAGGTTATATGAACAAAATAGAAAGATGGGTACCAGAGGATAGGTAAGTTTTTTTATATTTAGTAATTCTATTTTTATAAACGGCCATTAATGGCCGTTTTTTTATTTATTAATGTCCGTTTTAATTATTATTTGTTTATGAATACTTTTTTAAGTATCTTTGTGGCATGTCAATTATAGTAAACACATTAGAAAATTTCTTAGGAACACCTAGAACCCACTATGAACACAAATCACAAGTGGGTTTTGATTGTCCTGTATGTTCCCAAGAAAAGGGGTTAGGTAACACTGGTGATGGAAAAGGTAATTTAGCTATCAATTATGAAAAGGGTGTTTATAAATGCTGGTCTTGTTGGGAACGAAACAATATGTACGGTAGCTTATCTTACCTTGTAAGAAAATACGGTAATAAGCAACACTACAAAGACTTTATGTTAGTTGCACCTGACATAATAAAGAATAGTAAAAGTAAGTCGGAAGAGGATAGTAAAATAATTGTTAATTTACCGAAAAGCTTTAAGAAATTTAGTGAAGCATCACCATACCATACAAATTATTCTGAAGCGTATAGTTATGTTAAGAAGAGAGGTATTAGAGATGAAACATTAGAAAAGTATGATATAGGTTACACATGTGAAGGTAAACACAAAAACAGGGTTGTGATACCATCATATGATGCTATGGGTAAATTAAATTTTTACGTTGCTAGGTCATTCGATAAGTGGAGTAAGGTTAAGTACTTAAATCCAGAAGTAGAAAAGCAAAGGATTATATTCAACGAACATCATATTAACTGGGACTCTACAATATATCTAGTTGAGGGTGGATTTGACCACATAGTAACACCTAACTCTATACCACTTCTAGGTAAGTTTATTTCAGATAAGTTATATCACAGCTTACAATCTAAGGCCAAAGGTGATGTAGTGATTGTGTTAGATGGTGGTGAAGAAGAGAAAAAAGATGCGCTATTTTTATACAATAGACTGAATACAATAAATTTATACGGTAGAATTAAAGTTGTGTTTTTAAAGAACGGAATGGATTTATCCTTAATAAATGAAAAATTCGGAAGGATGGGTATTATTAAGTCATTAAAAACTGCTCACAAAATTAGAGAAAGTAGGTTATGAAAATTCATCATAACCTAAATCATTATAAAAATCATCATCGTTAAATTCAGCACTAAAACCATAAGATGTATTTTTAAAAGGTTTGATGTCAATTAACTTGGCACCAGAACCAGTATTTTTTAAAGTGATTTCTTTTTCATGTGGATATTGCATGTTATGTTTTAAGGTTGCAAATTCATCGATTTCATTCTTGCTAACTTTAACTGTGAGTATAAAAGGTTCTCCCTTAGCATTTGAATGGGCCTCCACATAATGAGAACTATCTAAGTCTTTTTTATTTAAAACATAATGTGAACCTAATTCTTTATCTCTTAAATCAGATTTTTTTTCTAAAAATACTACACGGTATAAAGTTAAGTTGCTAGGTAATTTTCTTAAAGTATCTATTAGTTTTTTAAGATACATTTCACTCATTTCAGAATCATCATAAGCACTGTACTTTAATAATTCTTTAATGTTATTATTCTCCTTTACCATACCTACTTCATACTCGTCATCACCAGCACCATTAGTATTGGTATGTCTGTATGTAAGGTCTTCTTTAACGTTAACCTTTTCAATGAATTTAATAGCATTTGGATTAAACATAATAATGTGCTTTTCATCAACCCAATCACTAGGTGGATTAACAATAACACCATCGATACCAACCTTAGTCATACCTCTAACATAACCTAAACCATCGTACATGTACCATCCATTTTGAATCCTCATAAAAGCGTCAGCTTCATTAGGTTGGTCAAGAGCATCCTCAAGAGCCACCATAAGTCCTGTTTCAGGGTCTGGGTGATAATTTTGTGCCTCTAATTCCCACTCGTCCTCATCACTTAATTTCATAAGGTTAATTAATTTGTCGGGGTCCGCATCACTTGTAGGGTTGTCTTCACTAATAAAATTACCAGATAATTCTACTTTATAGAGATTATTACCAAACATCCTAGCATTCTCATAACTAGTGGTAAAGTAAATACCAGCTCCATGGTGTTGAATATTTTTATCTCCAACTAAAAAGCTGTCAGAAAACCTATCTATATTATGGTCTGTCCCATGATAGGCTATAATTTTAGTTTGAATAGATTCTCTTAAAACCTCTTCATATATTTTAGTTAATTTCATATATTATAATTTATAAATCTTTGCAAGTCATTCCAACCTAAACCAGTTATACCATTATAACCTTTATTAATGTAAATTTGATTTAATTCTTCTTTGGATAAACCTTTATATTTTTCAGCAATATCTAACCTATCTTCATAATCAAGAGTTGTTATGACCACGACAGGAATACTATTACAACCCAATTCAATGGCCGCTAAAGCTCTATGTCTACCTTCTTGACTACCAGAATCTACTTTATACCAACCTATTGGAAATTTTTCACCATTTTTCATGGCCTTAGCGTACTTAATTACAGCTTCTTTACTCACCGCACCAGAATCAACAACGTCTTCATAACTAAGTCCACCAAAACCTCTAGCAATATTGTAGATGTATTGTTTTGGTTTTATATATTGCAACTCATGCTTTTCACCTTTAGATATTTCTTGATATAAAGGTTTTTCTAAACCAGTGAATTGACCACCAGCTTGAGAGAAAGTAAAATCAAAGTATTTGCAACAATCACAAGAAGGGTCAGGTTGTAAACTAAAACTTTCATTTACAACTTCACTATATAATTTAGATAGTCTCATTCTATTAATACGGTCCATATTATAAATAGTTGTCTTTGTTGAAAAAATCTAGTATATTTGGCTGAAATGGGTTAAATGATTAGAAAAGAAGAACTAACTAAAATAGGTAAAGAAATAAGAGATTTAATAAGTCTTAAACAAAAAGAGTTAAAACTTAGTTTTGTTGAAGACACCCACACCTATTATATAGAGACACTGGAAGGTGAAATGACAAGTAAATTTCCTTCAGTATCTACTGTCATAAAACAATTTTATGAAGGTTTCCCAGAATTAGAAAAGTCTTTAGAGATGTGTGAAAACGACATACATGAACAAGATAAATTATTAAAGGAATGGAGAGCGACAGCAGATTACGCTAACTCCAAAGGTTCTAGAGTTCACTATCTTTTAGAAAAAGACTTATTAGCTCAATATGGAAGTTATAAAGATGTTAGACAACCGATATATAATTGTGATGAGCAGCAGGTTAGTGATGGAAATGCGATGATTGATGCTGGTCATAAATTTATCAACGCTATGCACAGAAGAGGTGCGGTTTTATTAGACACTGAAATGGTGTTAGGTAGTAACACATTAAAATACACTGGCCAACCAGATAAAGTGTGGTTAATTCACAATAAAGAAGGTGAACTGGGTTTCATAGTTACCGATTGGAAAGGTTTACCACTAGATACACCTATTTTAACTAGTGATGGGTGGAAGACTATGGGTACATTAACAAATAATGACCAAGTTTATGATAAGGATGGTAATTTAGTTAATATTATGAATATTTCTAAAGTTAAAAATAAGAAATGTTTAAAAATTATTTTTGATAATAATGAAGAAATTATTTCTGATTTTGAACATAGGTGGTTAGTTTATAGGGAAAATTCTGGGGTAATTAAAGAGATGGTTATGACAACTCAAGAAATTAAAGATTACAATAATTCTTTAAGTAAGAGACAATCATATAATATATTGAAAATTAAAAATGCAAAACCATTAAACAACCCAGAAATTAAATTACCGATTGACCCTTATGTTTTAGGTCTTTGGTTAGGTGATGGTCATAGTGTTGATGCTAAAATTACACAAGCAAATGAAAAGGTATGGGAAGAGATAATAAAAAGAGGGTATACTATTGGTGATGATTTATCGCAAGGTGGTGCTGGAAAATCTACCACTAGAACAGTACTTGATTTACAAAATAAATTACGTAAAAATTTATTGTTACAAAACAAACATATACCAGAAATTTATTTATCTAGCTCATACAATCAGCGACTAGATTTATTAAGGGGTTTAATGGATAGTGATGGTACATATAATAAAACTAGACAAAGTTTCGTTATGGAAAGTACAAGAGAAACACAGGTTGATTATTTTACTGAAATATCATCTTCATTAGGTCTTAAGGTAACTAAATCTAATTTTAATAAGAAGTTTAACGGTAAAGTAAATAAATGTTATAGAGCATCATTTGTAACAGATAATTTTAATCCATTTCTATCTAGAAACCAAGATTTAGTTTTAAACCTTAAAAAAGATAGAAGAACCTTTAGGTCTATTGTGTCAGTAGAAGAAGTTGAGTCAGTACCAACTAAGTGTATCGAAGTAGATAGTCCGAGTAGCACATTTTTATGTGGGAAATCTTTATTGGTAACTCATAACACAAATAAAGAGAAAAACTTTGAGGTACATCATTACACAACACCAATGCTACCTCCTTTTGAGGATGAAATGGATACTGCGTTAGCCCATTATAAAATACAATTACCTTTATATGCTAGACTAATTTTAGATATGTTAAAAGGTACTAAATATGAGGATATCAAACTATTTGGGTGTATAATTGTACACTTAACTGCATTTGGGACCTACAAAGAAATTAGAGTACCAAAAAAATTCATTAATACTGTTATGACAATGCCACCTCTACCTAGAATTGATGAGGTTATGAAAAAGAAAGAAGATGATATAGCAGCTGAGGAAAAGAGAATTTATAATTTAGAGAATTACGTTGAACCTAAACCTAAAGAAGGTCCATGGTGGTTAAATTGTTAAAGATAAAATATGAAAATAGAAGTTTTAAAATCAAAGATTACAGGTAGGGTATTAAACAGTTCACTAAATAACATGGGAGTTATAAACCTAAGTTACGAATTGATGGATGAGGCCAATTTAATTGACCATGAAAGAGTTGTGGTCATCAATGAAAGTACTGGGCAACAACATTTTTTATTTGTTGAAGGTATTGATGAAGAATATGATGCAATAACATTACCAGATATAATAGGATGTACTGGTCAAAAAGTGACGATTAATTCTATCGGTTTAGTTACAGTCGATGAATTTACCGTAAATCCTATTATAATTAATTTAATATAGAAAGTATGATAAAAAAGATAATACATATTGTAAAGACATTTAACTATTCAAAATTAATTGATATTTAATATACTTTCTTCACTCTATGTTATTCATGTTAATAATATAAGGAAACTTGTTAAAGTTATATAAAAATAGTACATTTGATGTAAAATAAAACTTATGATTAAATCCGTGATACATTTAGCTGACGTTCATATTAGAACATATAGGATGCATGACGAGTATAAAGAGATATTCCAAACATTCATTGATGAAATAACTGAGTACTGTAAAGATTATAAACACGAAGAAATTCGCATAGCAATAGTGGGCGACTTGGTACATCAAAAAATAACGATATCAAATGAACAACTAATACTTAGCACGTGGTTCCTGAGAGAACTATCAAAGGTCGGTAAAGTTGTTATTATAGCTGGTAACCATGATTTACTAGAGAATAATAAAGATAGAGTTGATAGTATATCACCTATGATTGAATTGTTAGACAATCCACACATAGCATACTACCAAGAAAGTACCTGTTATTTAGACGACAATGTTGTGTGGTGTAACTATTCAATATTTGAAGGTAATTCAAGACCAGATATCGAAGGGGCTAGAAAACAATTTGGTGATGATAAAACATATGTCGGCTTATACCACGCCCCTATAGCTGGGGCATCTACAGATGTAGGATATATATTTGATGACAATCACACCCAATTAAACCATTTCGATGGTTGTGATATGGTACTACTTGGTGATATACACAAAAGAAGTTGTTTTTATAACGTTGAAAGAAAAGAAATTGATGAAACAGAATTAGAAATTTATAAAAAAAATGGTTGGGTTATCGATGAATAGCTTCTTTTCAAATTTGTTACAATGAAATAAATTTTAGGTCTTACGATTTTTATTTAAGTGAATTTAATTTACTAATAGAAGCGGACGGTGATTATTGGTATAGTAACCCAAGTAAATATCAAAATAAAATACTAACTGAAGTTCAGGAGATAAACATTCAAAATGATAAATTTAAAAATAAATTAGCTAAAAAATTTGGGTATAATCTAATTAGATTTTGGGAAACTGACATTAAAAAGAAAAACTTTAAATTCAAATTATATAATGAAATAAAAAAATATGGAAATGAAAAAAATTAAAATAAAAAAAATAATCCCAATGTGTTTTAGTAGTTCATTAATTCAACAAAATTTTGGTGAATCGATTAAAAGTCACGGTTACTTAATATGGGACGTTGAAACAAGAACGTACATTGAGAAAGATGTTGAGAATAGATACGGGTTTTATCAATTTAAGATAAAATCACTTGATGAATTAGAAGAAGGTACTGAAACATTAACTAATGGGTAAGAGACTCATAAATAAAGAGCTATTCGACGAAATAGTGGCCTACTGTAGGCTTAATGAAGAGGACGTGGGTAAGACACTAAATGAGGCGCTAAAGAGCGGCTTTACGATATTACAATATGGAATGACACCTAGTGGTCCAAAAGTAAGAGAAGAGCCAGTAGAGAAGACCGTAGAGGTTATAAAAGAAGTCCCAGTAGAAAAAATAGTTGAGAAAAGGGTTGAAGTACCTGTAGAAAAAATAGTAGAGGTGCCTGTCGAAAAAAATGTTAGTATAAATGTAGACGGCAATAACATGAGTTATTTAGAATACATAGATAAGTTGAGTGACGATAAGGCCACGTTGGAAGTTGAGAATAAAAAGAAAGAAAGTCTCATAAACGATTATAAGTCTCAGGTAGATGAAATCAGTAAAGGTTTGTCATCCTGTAAGAATAAAAACGATATATTAAGTAAGGAATTAAAAGAGTGTAAAAATAAAGGTGGATATGATATCTACGGTGAAAGATAAAAAGAATGCAATGAGTGATAATGTAACAATACCAGAGTACGCAAAAGTTAAAGTATATTGGGATGATAGACCAGAAAACTATTCTAGACAGAATAAACTAAAAGTAAGAGATTACTTCAGTAAAAAGTATGGTATCACTAAAGCCAATATTAATGTGATTTACCGACCTGTTAAAATAGGTAAGGGTGGTGAAGTCATTGAAATTAGTGGCGCTGGTGTCGATAATATTCTTGACAGAAATTACCAAGTAGAATTGATGAAAGAATGGTGTAAGCGTGAGGAAAAAGATGTTGATTTCAAAAGAATATTAGATTTAGATAAAAAAGTTAATGCATCTTTGGGTGATAGTGATGTCTCTGTAGAAAACCATAGGTCATGGAGTTTAAAGTGGTTATACATAGATAACTTCTTATCCTTTGGTGATAAGAACTTTGCTTCATTCAGTAGGTTGAATGGACTCAATGTTGTCAATTCAGAACCACCTAATCAAGGTGGTAAATGCTTAAGAGCTGACTCTAAGATAGTTATAAAATACGATTTAGATGAAATAGAGAAAAAATTGGGTTTCATACCTGAAGAATTAAAATAATGTGGACCCTAGTGTAATCATTAAAAGATTAAAAACAAATTAGATATTACCAATAAAGAGGGTTTTATATATTTTGGGGTCAGAATATAGATTAGGAAATAAACAAAAAGTTATAGATAAGTGTAAAAAAATTTAAATTATGAAAAAAACTAAAATTGAAATTAATGAAATGGGAAGTGGCATTTATTTATACACCCAAGATAGTTATCCTGATATTAAATATTTAGTCATGGTAAGTGGGTGTTCACCGTTTTTACAAATTGAAAATGTTTTCAATTTATCAGATAATCGCATAGTATCGAAAGATAAATTAAGGGGTAATAAATTCACAATAGAAAAGATAAATTTTAATGAAGTTAGTAAAATAAATAAAAATACTAGATTAGAGGTTAAAATTGATATAAACACACCTTTCCATAGACATTTGAGGGGTAGTAATGGGACAGTTGAAAGTTTTAGTAAAAATTATGGAGTTACACCAGAATATTTCATCAAATGTTGGAATGAAAGAGGTGGTGAAAACATAATCCAAGAATTTTTTAAATTACAAGAAATATTATGATTAAAGAAATTGAGATAGGTAAATTAAATGATATTTTTCAAAAATATGGTGATTTGGAGTTTCAAGTTGACACACCATATGGTTTTCACGATATTGAATGGTGCGGTATAACTGAAGAAAATGCCGAGGTATATAAATGTGAATTAGAAAATGGTGCGTATGTTGAAGGTGCTGATTATCATAGATTAAAAAAAGAGGATGGTGATTTCACAGTTTTAAAGAATATTGAAATAGGAACTCCTATCCAAGTTAGAGATGGAATTTCAAATGTTAAGTCAATTAAGTTGTTAGATGAGCGAGATACTTTATATGATGTACAAGTATCTGAAGTTCATCAATATTACTCAAATGATATTGTATCTCATAACACGGTTTTCACTGTAGATGCGATTAAATTCTTATTATTTGGTAAAACTACTAAAACCGATAAGAACGAACAAATATTCAATACATTTACTGACAAGGACGAATTAACTGTTAGAGGTATGATTGAGGTCGAAGGTAATGAAATGATTATTGAGCGTAAATTAAATAGACGACCAAAAAGAGGTGGTAAAGGTTGGAACACAACAAATAAAGTAAATTACTACGAATTACTACCTGATGGTGAGGAGGTGTTATTGAATGACGAAGACGCTAAGAAAACTGGTGATGTAATTAAGAAAAACATCGGTAGTGAAAAAGACTTTGATATAACGATTCTAACTACTGCTAGGAACTTAGAAGACTTAATCGATGCTAAACCAACTGAGAGTGGTAGGTTATTGACTAGATTCATTGGGTTAGAGGTTATTGAAGCCAAAGAGCAAATAGCTAAAGATATGAACTCTGAATTTAACAAACTAAAAAAAGGTAATCATTACGATGTGACTACTTTACTTAACGATAATGAAACTCTTGAGGAAAATATAGGTTTATATGAAAAAGAGGTCGTAGAGTATACTAAAAAACTGGATGCTTCTGAAAAAACAATACAAAGGTTAGAGGATGAAAAAGAAAGGTTAATAAATAGTAAATTAAAAATAGATTCTGAAGTATCAGACTTAAACCCTGAAAAGTTAGAAGGTGATATTGACACAATAACTAAGAAAGGTGTTACCTACAAAAATAAAATTGAAGAGTTTAAGACTAATATTGCTGAAATCAAAGATGTTAATTACGACGAATATAAATATGATAAACTAACTAAGGAAGATAGAGATATATCAATAAAGATAGGGTCTTACAAGAATGACATCATGTCATTTGGTAAGGTGATTGATAACCTTAGAGACAGTGAAATCTGTGAGACGTGTAAAAGACCTTTAGATGATGTTGACAACTCGGAAACAATAAAGGAATATGAAGAAAAGATAGAGTCATTGAAAAATGATTTAACTAAAAAAGAAAATAAGTTAGCAAGGGTTCAGAAATCGATAACTAAAATTAAGGAGAATAGAGATGTCGTTGATAGAAGAGACAGGTTAGAATTAGAGTGCGACAAAGCTGAAGTCGAAATAGGGGCATTAAGAAATAAGATAGTTTCTAAAAAAGCAGATTTGAAAAAATATAAAAATAATGAGGATGCGATTAAAACTAATATCACAATAGAATCTAACGTTTCATCAGTGAAAACTAATTTAGTTGTTGAAAATAATACTAAATCAGAAATTAACCAGAGTATATTTACCACTAAACAAAATATTAAATCAGCTAAGGAGGTGTTAACTAAAAACCTTAAGATGATTAAGACTTTAAAACGTGAAGAGGAAGTTGAAAAAATATTCAAAATCTATCTCCAACTAGTCGGTAAAAAGGGTATTAGTAAGTTAGTGTTGAGGTCAGTTCTACCAATAATAAATTCGGAGATACAAAGGTTGCTAGATGATGTATGTGATTTTGATGTAGAATTGGTTATGACAAATAAAAATGATGTTGAATACCATATCATCAAAAACGATGTAACCAAACTATTAAAGTCTGGTAGTGGTTTAGAGAGGACGATATCAAGTTTGGCACTTAGATGTGTGTTAAGTAAAATATCTCACCTACCAAAACCTAATTTTATAACTTTTGATGAGGTACTAGGTAAACTAGCATCAGACAATATAGAAAAAGTGAGACCTATGTTTGAAAAAATTAAAGGTATGTTTGATATTGTATTCTTCATAACCCACAATGATTTAGTTAAGGATTGGTCAGATAAAGTTATTACAGTTAAAAAGGTTGATAACATATCATCTATAAAACTATAATACTTGTTTTTAGTAGCAAAATATAGTATCTTAGTGCAAAACAAGATAAATGATGGATGTGAAAACATTTTGTATTATTGCAATGGATAATATTAAAGGTTTAAGTGATGATTTAGGTAATATATCAGTAGAGCCTGTAAAGGTTTTAAAGGGTCGCAAAGACACAGCGTTGGTAGCGACCTTTAAAACTGAGTTAGATATTAGTAGAGTGAAAGAAATATTAAACATAGGTAATAGAAGTTTTTTTATATCAGAAATGAATAATAAAACCTTTACCGCTCACATTGACGATAGAGAAATACATAACGTAATGTTCAACGAACTGGACGTAGAAAATCAAAAGGGTTACGAAGATGAAAATGAAAAAAAAGTAACTTTAAAAGATTCTTACGATGAAAAAGAGTTATCATCATTAGATGATAAAGAAAGGAGTTTATTAATGGATAAATTATTAAATAACATTAATGAACTTACAGTTAACCAAAAGGAAGCTTTAAGCTTTCTTGCAACCTTATAAGAAAATGAATGAAAAGATTTATAGTAGCAGAAAAAAGCGACACAATAACTAGATATTTTAACGAAGTTAACAAGTGTGACCTATTAAGTATTGAAGAAGAAAACGAACTAACCAATAGAATAGTTAATGGTGATAAAGAGGCGATAAATGAATTAGTTGAAGGTAACCTAAAATTTGCAATCAGCGTAGCTAAAGAGTATCAAGGCCTAGGTTTATCACTAAGTGATTTAATAAATGATGGTAATATCGGATTAATTAAAGCGGCCAATAAATTTGACCCCACAAGAGGTTTTAGGTTTATATCATATGCAGTGTATTGGATTAGACAATCAATTATGCAAAGCCTCAACGATAATTCTAGGGTTATAAGATTACCATCTAGTGTTATCAACAAAATAAGTCAGCTAGAGAAAGAAAATGAAGAGTATTTAGAATCAATACCAAAGGAATACCCAAGCTGTGTCTCTTTAAATAAGGAGATGGGTGAATATACTGGCTTCGCACTAGAAGATACTATATCAAGTGAAGAAGATTTAACAGATACATTTAGTGATGAAAGTGATAGACTAAAAAAGGTATTAAATAAAACAATGGATTGTTTAACTAATAGAGAACGTGGTATTATAGAATGTTATTATGGTCTTAATACAAAGGTTGAGCCGATGACTCTAGAAGCAATAGGTGATAGATACGACTTAACTAAAGAAAGAATAAGACAAATAAAAGAAAAAGCGATAAGAAGATTAAGACATAATAATTTAGGACTTTACAAGTTAATTAAGAATTCATGATATTTATAATAAAAAAGATATGAAGTTACATTTTGGGTATTTACTAGGTTTTTCAGCGCTGACGATTGCTGGATGTGCCGCAGTATTTTCTGTATACGGTATAGGTCAATTATTTTCTGGCGCTATGATTGCCGTAATTATAATGGCCTCTGCGTTAGAATTAGGTAAATTAGTTACAGCAAGTTACTTACAAAGATATTGGTATAAAATAAACCTTATGATGAAAATATATCTAATAATAGGCGTTGCGTTTCTAATGGCAATAACTTCTGGAGGTATTTATGGTTTCTTATCATCAGCTTATCAAGAAACATTTCAAAAACTAAAAACAGCTGAAAACGAAATCTCATTTTTAAAACAAAAAGAAGACTTTTATGCTGACGATGTTGCTAGATATGACAAAGAATTAGATAGAATATCAGAAAGTATTAACAGCCTTTCTAAAGCTAAAGTAACATCAATTCAGGTTAGAGATAATAACACTGAGTCAGGTATAAGAAATACAATATCAACAGCTGAACTTAGATTAGCACAAGAAAGAATTGCTGTTGAGGAAGTGAATAGAAAAGAGATTGAGGTAAAGCGCAGTGTAGCTTCAGATTCATTACAGAAATACCAAATGGCTATACTCAATAAGGAAAATGACACCGAAGTGTCAGGTGAGTTAGGTCCATTAAAATACATAGCTGAACTAACCGATACAGGAATGGATGAAGTTGTAAACTACTTTATTTTAGTTTTCATTATTGTTTTTGACCCATTGGCTATAAGCTTAGTTATAGCAACAAACTGGGTATTTAAAGAGGAAGAAAATAAAAATAAGGAAGAAAAAAATAAAAAAGTAAAGAACGGTAGTAATGGTTTTTTTAAAAAGTTTTTCAAAGGTAAAAAAAAACCCAAAACTGATTTAGATGGTAAAGTATCAGCTGAATCTTTAAGTGTTGAGGATTTAAAGGAAGCTATTAAAAAAACTCGTGAACAAGCTACAACACTAAGTGGTAAGAGCGATTATGAACCAAACAAAGTAATTAAAGAAAGTATCACCACTAAAAATGATGTAAATGATTTAAGTAATTTAAACAAGGAAATAGAACCTGTAAAAGCTGAAAGTAAAACCAATCCTTATAGTGGTGAAACGAAAAAGATATCAAATTCAGCATCTGGTAATACTGAAAATGAGGGTGAAGAAAAAAAGAGTGATAAACCACAAGGTGTTAAAACTAAAATAAAACCTAAACAAGAACATAAGAGTAGGTTTAATGAAGATGAGATTAAAGAAATAAGACATAACGCAAGAAATAACACTACAAAAATACCTACTAACCGTGGATATTAATAAAGACGAGTACAGGTTGAATGAAAGCTCGTATATACCTGAAGAGTATGATAAGGATAAAATAGTAGTAGGCGGCACTTTAACAACTGACATGAACCATTTTAAAGCTTGGCGAAACAAGATAAATGGGAAGTATAAGAAGACGGCTGCATACACAATACTATTAAATGGTAAAATATACGAACACTTTAATCCTAAGTATTACTCACATTTCTTAGGTAGTAAGGATTTGAACAAACAAGTAATACCAATAGTGTTAGAAAACCAAGGCTGGGTAGCCAAAGATTTCACGAGTGGCAGTTATTTTAATTGGAGTGGTGAAGTTTATAAAGGTGAGCCTAAACTATACCAGAAAAGTTGGAGAGGTAAGAATAGATGGACCCCTTATAGTAAAACTCAGATAAATGCGTTAGCTCAACTGTGTAACATATTAATTAATGAATTTGACATTGAAAGAAATGTTTCACCTAATAATATAAAAATAGGTGAGTTTAGTGAAAAGAAAGGTATTTATTATAGAGCTAACTTTTCTAAAACTGCAACAGACATTTCACCAGCATTTAATATTGAAGAGTTCAGTAAAAAAATAGAGAACTATGGAAAACATATATGAAAATGAGATAACTAAAAAAATGTTATCTATCACTAGAAATAATAATCTAATTAAAGAATCTACCGAAGAAGGATTATCTTCAAATGAGTTAAGTGAAGAGCACGCTAATTTTAGAAACACAGTAACACCTAGAGTTGAATTTACTGGGTTTAAAGTATATCCAGAAACTAAGAATGTTGTGTTCTCTGGTAAGTTTGACGCCCTAGATGGTTTAGAGTGGCAATTTACTTTAGAAGACTCTGACGGTCTATACCTTACTGGTAATAATGTTTCTTTTAGTGATGAAACAATTAATACAATTAAAAAATTAAAAGGTTTCTATGATAACTGGGCTGAACAATGGTCCCAGAAACTGGCCACAGAATATTCAGTGGAAAGAGAAGGTGACGAAAACGAAGTACAACAAAGTGGGTTAGCCTAAAAATAAATAAAAATGAAAAGTTTTATAAGTAAAGTATTAAATTCAAGGGTGGCAGTTACTGCTATCATATTTTTAATGATATTCGGTGCGGCATATTGGGGTTATAATAAATACCAATCAATCGAACAGGACTTAGAAATAGCAAAGCAAAATCAATTAGCGTTAAGAGACTCAGTAAGGGTTAGTAAAAACAAGATAGGTCAATTAGAGTACTCTAAACAAATACTAGTTGCTAAAAATGAGTCTGATGTTAAAAAATTGAACGATAGGTTAGCAGAAGTTAAAGGTAGGTTCACTGGTAAAATAAGTCAACTAACTGAAACGATAGCTAACATTAAATCAGATACCGTTTTTGTTGAGAAAACTAAGTTAGTGGAATTACCTGATAACACTAAAGCGTTTGTTTGGGATTATGAAAGGGTATATGACGAACGAAACTATAGGTTTATATCAGGTGAAACTAGGTTTAAATTAGATACAACAACCAATGCGATGACGGCTATTGGTACTAAAATAACTAGAGATATTATTAAGTTTAACATAATACAAGGTCTAAGAACAACTGAGGAGGGTAATGTTGAAATGTTTGCATCTTCTGATTACCCTAATTTTGAAGTCAAAGAATTAAATTCCGTATTAATCGACCCTTCAACTCACCCAGCACTTAAAAAATTCACTAAAAAGAGGAAATTAAGGTTTGGTTTCTACACTGGCGCTGGTGCAACCATAAATTTAAGTAACTATAATGTCATTTTTGGCCCCCAAATAGGCTTCGGTCTAACTTTTTGACATAAATAAACACATTATTAACACTTAAAAGCCCTCAATGAGGGTTTTTATCATTATTCCCACTATTTATAACAAAACACATAAACGACTAGCGAAAATTTAAATTCATGAAAAGATTAAAATTAAATGAAAGGCAAATTCTAATGTTGAAAGACTTGGAAATTAAAAAACCTTCAAAAAAGATTATAAGAATAAATGAGGACCAATATAATAGGTTGTTCAGTAACAATAATAGTGGTAAAACTAATCTTAATGAAGGTGAGAATAAAGAAATTAATTTAACTGAATTTGCAGAAGAATTAATTGTATTTATTAAGGATGTTTTATCATTACCAAAGCCAATTCCATTTTCTCCTTATTGGGAAGAGTTAGGCTTTACTAAGGGTAAGTTATTTAACCTACTAAAAAAAGAAGGTTTGATTCAGTTAGCTGATGAAAAGTCAGGTATCAAAGAATACATGACGCCTAAAGCAGGTTTTAGAAGGAAAGTAAAGGAGGTGTACAAAAAGATTAAAGAAAAAAACGAAGCTCTGAATGAATTAGACGGTGGCTATCCAGCTGGCGCTGAAAACGACCCTACAGCACCATACAATCAATCAGATGACGAGGTAAGTAACGAACGTGAACCAATAAAGGCCGATAAAGAAATAATGAGTTTAGTGTATTATGGTGAAGATTCATTATGCATATTCAAACACAAAGATAAATTATTCGCCTTATTAGGTGGTGCTTTTGATAACGAAGTAGTTGAACCTTATGAAGAAATACCTGGTAATCCAGAACCTGAAGCTTACACTAATTTTGTTAACGACAAATTAATTAAAGGTGAAATGAAAGCTTATCAAGACCCTAAAGCTTTTGATAGGGGTGACTTAGCCCTGATAACCCCTGAAACAAAAGAAGAAATTTTAAATACTTATGGTAATGATGAGGAGTTAGTATCATTACTAAATCAGCTACCAGAGTCCACAGGGGCCGCCTCAAGCGGAGCTTATGTAGGTGGCGCATCATTTAACGGTCCAATAAGAAAAGACACAGGAGATAGTCCAGAAGAGGCTCTTAAAGATTTATCAGAAGAGCAAGAAATCAATCCATGGGCAATATGTACAGCTTCAGTGGGTAGAGAAGATAAAGAAAAATATGAATCTTGCGTTAAAGACGTAAAGGAACAATACGGTATTGACGAAGACTTAGAAGAATCAACAACAACAGTTAGTGTTGGTGGTGATAGTGGTACTTTTGCTTACGATGCACCAGTAGGTGGTAATAGTAGTTTCTGGACTGCTGGCAATAAACAGAACAGAACTAAAAAGAGTAAGTAATGAATATCATTAGAAGAAACATAGGTAGTAAGAACCAAATAAAAAATGGTCAAGTATATAAAAATGGACTACTTAGAAGAAAGGTTCGTTCAGATATGAAATACTTAGAGTTTACTGATGGTAAAACTGGTAAAAAGGTTAAAAAACCTTATTATGCTGTAACTGACTGGGGGCCTAATGTTAAAGATGAACTTAAGAAAGTTTTTTTAGATGACTGGGGCGACTGGAAATTAATTGCTGAACATAAAGTGTTAAAAATAACCGAGAGTCAGCTAAAGAAAATAATGGAATCTGAAAACACTGAGAAGACTGCCTACCCTAACGGTGAAATGGTAGACTTTGATGATTGCACTAAGTTAAATAATAATAAAGTAGCTCAAGATGGTGGCTGTAGTCAAGGAGCTATTGACAACGTCGTTAAAACTACAAAGACAAAAGGTTCTGTAGTATCAGAAGATTTCAGCGCTAATGTTGGTGCTGGTTCAGTATATGCAGTGGAAGTTAAAGATAACGGCAATAAAATTATTTTAACACAAGATAACGGACAGACTGTGGTAGTTCATAAAGATGACGTTGCAGATTTATCAAGATTGTTAAACTCTATACAATAAATAACATATTTATATATATATATAAACCAATAAAATGAAAAAAATAGTAAAAAAAGAACTAGATAAATTAATCTCTGAAGCGTCAATTTCAGGTGAAAAAGTTACTAAAAAAGCACAAAATACCAGTAAAGGTCAAAACAATTCATATTATAAGGACACTGAGAAAAAGATGGGTGATTATGATAAGAATTTGAAGCAAGACGACGAAGATTCAATCGACGCTAAAAAATACAATACCAATGACGATGAGAAGGAGTATCATGAAGATATGGAAATAATGAACGGTCAAGAAATGGTTGAGTTTGATAGAGAGCCTAATGAAACTTATAAAGAAAGAGCTAAAGAAGCTATCGAAGGTAGTACAAAGATGGGTAATAAAACATATACTGGTGACGAAAACGGTAATACTGAACCTGTATGGGGTGCGTCAGACGCTGAGTTTGGTAAAAAATTAGTTGATAGAGCTAACGCTTCATCAGATAAGAGACATAAATCCACAACACCAACGACTTCAATGGGTGATGATATCGAAATTGATACGAGAAAGGGTGAAAGAGTAAAACCTAAGAAAATAGCAACAGAAGGTATGAAAAGAATTAAATTTAAAACACCTTTTAATGGTGTGGGTAATGCTTTAAAATTAATACCAGAATCATTTAAAGTAGACGAAAAGAGATTTGAGTTAACTGATGGTAATGAAAGTTATGAAATCAAATGGGTCGGTTCAATGAATGAGGGTAAAGCTGTAGTACTTAAAGCTAATTCAGAAGATTTAATGAATGAAGATTTCTCAAAAATAAAACACTTAATGGGTTACAATTCTAAAACTACTCTAGGTAACCTAGATGGTAAAGAAAGAATGAACGAAAACAACACATTAAAAGCTGGTATGGGCTACGGATTCAAAAATGAAGAAGACGATAAAGAATGTAAATGCGATAACTGTGATTGTGTTATGACAGAAGAAGAATATGCAAAATCACATTTATGTGAAGTATGCTCAGCATAATAAGACTAAATTAAAAACAATTAAATGGAATCAAATAGTAAAAAAACTGCAACAAAAAGGGTTAACTTCAAAAAAGAATTTAAAAGCATTGATGAAGCTCTAACTAGAATACCTGAAGTTCTTAAAGAGGATAATAAAGTATTCGAATTAAACGACGGTAATAAGACAATTAAAGTTAGATGGGAAGGGTCACTACAAGAAGGTGAAGCTATACCTCTGAGTGAATCGGATAATAAATTAATCAGCGAAGACATGTCCAAGATGAAAAAACTAATGGGCTATAAATCTGAAGACACGATAGGAACTCCTACGGCTAAAAACAGAGTTGACGAAACAACTCAATTTAAGAGTTTATTGAGTAACGTTAAGAGCGCTGGAAAAGAAAACGAAAAAGAATAATTCAAACAAATGTACCTAACAAACCTACTTTAACGAGTAGGTTTTTTTGTTTTAGTTTATATTTATAATAAAAGAGCTATGGATTTCAAAAAACCTTACATTAATAATT